GAGATCCATGCGTCCATTCAGGGATACTTTGAGGGCAAAGGCTACGGTAATCACCCTGATCACGTTCAATCTTTTGAGGACTTGATCACCGAGAATTATGGACGGCAGACTTGGATTCCTGAAATGAGCTTTGCTAATGAGCTTGGATTTGGAGGAAAGACGGACTTACATACCACCGCAGGGCATGGAGTTGTGATTGACGTTAAGACCAAGGAATTTGACAAGGATGACAAGATTGTTGGCTATGACGAGCACTTAATGCAACTCGCAGCTTACCGCATGGGACTGAGACTTCCGCATGCCGAGTGTGCCAATGCTTTTGTCTCTCGCACCGTACCTGGCTTAGTTGTCCTTCATAAGTGGACGGAGGAGGAACTTAAAAAGGGTTGGTTAATGTTCACTAACTTACTTCAATTCTGGCAGACTAAAAATGGACACAAATAAACATTTAAATTACTACGAATTAAGGCATTTAGAGTGGTATTACATGGTCTGTGCTTTTGACCAGTTTGAAAAACATGAAGTACTACATTGGATGTATTTATTTAACTCGGCTCAATACCGAATCTTAGCAGACGAACTAGAAAGGGGAAGTAATGTTCAACCAAATTCAAATTATCGGTAATGTTGGCAAAGACCCACAAATAAGGGCCATGCCTTCGGGAGACTTAGTGGCTAACTTTTCCTTGGCAACGTCTGAAAAATGGAAAGACAAGTCTGGTGAATCCCAAACTAAAACCGAGTGGCACAATGTTACTTGTTATGGAAAATTAGCTGAAATAGCTGAAAAGTACATTAAAAGTGGGAAAATGCTATTTATCCAGGGTTCGCTTGTAACCCAGAAATATACGGATAAGAATGGTGTCGAAAAAACCTCAACCCACGTTAAGGCTGATACGATCCGCTTGCTCGGAGGGGAAAAAACCGACACAAATAAACCTACCCAAACTCATACAAAGCCTTCCACTACTGGATCGGGTTTTGATGACATGGACTCAGACGTACCCTTTTGATCGGATTAAAAATGGACGCACTAATTGATTCTATTATTTTTGCATCAATAATAATGCTTGCAGGGTTAGTTTCAACTGGTGCGTTTATTTTCTTTCTTTACTTAGTAGGTGTTTATGATGACTGAAGAAGAAATATTTGCATTAGCCGTAAAAGCAGATTTATACCTTGATTCAGATGAATCAGTTATTAAATTTGGGAAACTAATAGCAGAAAAAGAACGTGAGGAATGTATAGAAACAATTAGATGGAAGTTGGGCAGAGGTAAGCGTGATGAATATTACCAAGCACAAAAGGATATGATTTTGTTGCTTAAAGAAAGGGGACAAGAATGAATTTTAATCAAGGTAGATTAGCTGAAAGTCTTGTTGATGAAATGCTACAACTAATTCACAATTATGATGAGACTCTTTATATGTCAACAGTAATTGGATGCTTGGAATTAGTAAAGCAACATTTAATTAATGATGCTATGGATAAAGATGATGACTAAATACATTTGGATTGTATTTTTGTCGAGTTGTTCATTAATAAATATGGCCACTTACGACCCATCAGAATACGCTCTAATCAACGATCTAAGGACTGAGGCACAAACTCTTGACTGCTCTAAAGAATCACGTTTTAGGCTTAATTTGACAACGATTAGGCTGCGTAATTTTGTAGAATACCAACCAGATAACGATCAAACAATTAAACTTGTTAATGACCTGGCAAAATTGGTCAATGAACTGTATATTAGTGAAAACCCTAGTAATGGATATTGCAAAGCTAAACTTCACTTAATTGAAAGAAATGCTGAAACAATACAGAAAGTAGTTGGAAGTAAACCTCATGGATAAACAAAAAGCCTTAGATAAAATTCAAAACTTTCTTGATAAATCTTCACACCATAAATGGAAAGAAGTTCAGGAGGCAATAGATTTTTTAAAAGAAGATAAGCCTTACGTTGAAAACACTTACAAAACTTGGGAACAAGGTTATAAAGCAGGACTAAAGGAAGCTAAGAAATGAATTTATCCGAACTAAAAGCATTGGCAGAAATGTATCAATCTCAATATGATGATGGTGAAATAACCTCTACCGAGTTTAAGGAGTTGGTTAAGGACTTAGAAATAACCAAAGCCATAGCTAAAAATGCCGAGGAGTTTGACAAAGATCAAGAAACTAGAGACTACCTGGTAAAAGTATTGACCGTTGCGCTTGCTATTTACCCCTGATTCTTCCAATTCTTAATATTAATTCTTGGTCTTCCTGACAGTCTTTTGAGCAAAATTGTGAATTGGGTAGGGCAGAATCATTACAAGTTAAACAAAATCCGGTGTACTTTGCCTTTTCTCTTTTTCTGATTGCGTTTAGAGCAGACTCCCTGTGTAATTCCTCGGTATAGTGTGCATCATCAGCTATGTCGTTCATTTGGATAAATCCGATAAAAATAACGCTGCCTCCGCTTGTCTACGCTTGAGCAGTCCTGCCATAATATGACCTCCAGACCGGTCCCATTTTAGAAACTCATCTGCTGCGCCCTCATGGTCACCTTCATTTACTTTTTTAAGTAAAGTCGAATTATCTAAATTACGGCATCCACAATTAAAAGCAAAGTCCACCAAAGCGTCAAATTCTTCTTGTGTGACCTCTATCTTAAGGTAAGTATTGACGTTAGCTACTGCCTTTTGAACGTCCTCTAGGAGCAGTTTTTCAGCGTATTCTTGGGTAATTACAAGCGTAGGAAATACGTCTGGGCCGGTATGACCATAACCAATCGTCCAAGGATCACCACCAGTACCAGGGTCTGGGTAAGCCTCTAGCCTACAACCTTCAAATCGTTCAGTCAGCTTTAAACCTTCTTTTGAATATTCCATTATTTAATCTCGCTTTGTTGATTTACCCAGTCTCTTAAAGATATATACATTTCGGTTGTTATCGCACATTGTTCAGTAGTGACAATGTCGGAGGGTCTTGCATCAAGTTTTGGGGGGGAAGTGGAAACCGAGGGCATTGAACTGCTACTGGAACCGGCTTTACTGATGAGCATCCCACCATAATACTGATGCAACTGAGCAATCCTAGACTCATAATTAGCCGATACAGTCTTTGAAATAAGTTGTTGTTCAGACTTAACTTGTTCATTTTTAACCTCTTGTAATTTGCCTTCACTTGCTACTTTATCTTGAAATGACTGAAACTGAGCATCTAAAGCATCATATCTAAGGTGTTCAAAGTACCATCCTGCGCCCCCAGAAACCAAGGAAATGATTAAGATAAAAACCAGTTTAATGTATATCATTTCGGTACTGTTGTCGGTGTAGTCATTGCAGTCATTTTCTCTTGTGATCTACCAAATGAGGTTATCCCAAGCACCGCGCCCATAGCTAAGTGAAAGAACCCTGCGCCTTGCAAAGTAAGTGGATTCCATTGATCGTCTACTTTACCTTTTCCGTACACCTGGATAAGTGACCAGAAAACAGGAAAAATAATAAAGTCACAAACACAGACCATCATGTACATCCAACCCATCATTGGTCTCCACTTAGAATTTAACCACCCAGTATTATCATCCTTGACAAGGGATGATTCACTAATTGAATCTGAGGTTTGATTAATGCCGATCATGGACAATATTTAGGTAAATAACCTGTTTCTTTGAATATTTTTAAACACTCCATTTCAACCGAATTAGATTGAAACTTACGCTTGAATTCAATGTGTGCCTTGTCACCTTTGAGACTTTCCTGATAATCTTGTTGAATGTAATACATCAAACTAAAACAGGTGAGTGTAAAGACAAGAACTGCAATACAAATTGCAACCCTGAATTGAAGTAACTCACGTTTTCTTTGATTATCCTGAGCCTCTTGCTGATCCTTTTTTTTTGTGCTTTTTCAAATTTGTCTTTGTCAGCTAAGAGCTTAGATCGTTCGGCTTGAAACTGTGTCCACAAATCCGCTAATTCTGGGGGACTTTCGTAGATAAGTTGTTGTTTGAGTTCGTATTCGGCTTGTTCAAGTCTTTTTCGTCTGAGGACGTTGTCGAGGGCAATGGCTTGAAGACTTTTGCCTTTAGGCGGATTTTTCTCAATTTCTTTAGCATACTCAACCGCCTTTTCTTGATGTTCAAAGAAAGAACCAAGGCCATCAGCAATTTCGGTAATGACATTAACCGCTTCTTTGCCGACTGATTTAGCCTCTTTATAAAAAGCAACCCCTGACTTTACCGCCCCCAATGCCATCATTGCTAAAGTAAAAGGGTCTATGATTGCACCTACTTAGAGATAACCCAACCATGCGAGGCCAACCAAAGATAGACTAGACCGGCAAACGCTGCGGACATTAATCCACCTAAAGTGAACTTACCAAAAGCAGCAAACTGGTCGTTTAACCATTCTTTTAAAGCCTCTTTTGCTGCGTCCTTTAATATGTTTGGGTCTATGTCTGCCATGATTTACTCGTATTGAATGTTGATTGATCCTGCGTCAAAAGTGTCTGTTCCGTTGACTGTTGTGATGTTTACACGATCCAATGTATTGGCAAGAGTTTTTCTTCCTGCAACAAAGTTATTTGCGGAAGTAGCTTCCGAAGCAACACCACCTTGAAATACCCAAATATTTCCAGAAACATTCGTAAAAACAATTGCACCTGAATTTAGTATTGCGGCGTTAGATCCAGTACCGTACAGTTGAATTCCAGATGAAAACGAAGTATTACCCGCAGCACCACCGTTAACATAAATAATTTGCCCAACATATCCAGTATTTTCTACTCCACTAGATGATCCAAGTTGAATAAGAATAGTTGAACTACCAGATAAAGATACCCCATTAAACATTAAAGTAATACGTTTTGTTCCAGATGGAATACCTGTATAAGTAATTGAAGTTCCTGAAGTAGTAGCTATTGCCGTACCAAGGTTAGGTATTCCAATCGTATTAACATTTGAACCGTCTAAGACAATGCTCATGGTATCCCCTTAAGCGTTAGCAGTAATAGCTGATTGAATCGGTGCAATCGAAGCAACTAATTGTGCAGTTGTTGTAGATGCAGTAATCGCTGATCTAGCCGTTGTAAGTGCGGTAGTCCAATCAGAATCTGCCATCACGTT